AGGATTCCAAGGTGGATTTGATGGTAGTAACCCAACAATTAAATCAGCTAAATATGGTGATTCTGATTGGGGTGCTGGTAACTCACAAGGATTTAATTTATCTACTTCAACTGCAAGTGGTTCTGTTGCTTATTTAAAAGCAATCAACGCAGTATCTAATCCAGATGATTTCGATATCAACTTAGTATCTGTACCTGGTATTGTTAGATATCATCATTCTTATGTATTTGATAAAGTAACTGATATGGTAGAAGCTAGAGAAGATGCATTCTTCATTGGTGATGTAACTGATGGTAATGATACTATCGCAGATGCTACATCACAAGCAAGTAATGTTGATTCTAACTATGTAGGTACTTACTACCCATGGGTTAAAACAATTGATTCAAGAACAAATAAACTAACTGCAATTCCACCATCAGTATTGATGCCTGGAATATATGCAGCTAACGATGCAGTTGCTGCTGAATGGTTTGCACCAGCTGGTTTAAATAGAGGTGGTATCGTAGGTGCGGTATCTGTATTAAACAGATTAACACATTCTGAAAGAGATACATTATATGAAGGAAAGATTAATCCAATTGCTCAGTTCCCTGGTGAAGGTATCGTAGCGTTTGGACAAAAAACTTTACAAGATAAGGCATCTGCTTTAGATAGAATCAATGTAAGAAGATTAATGATTAAAGTTAAGAAGTATATTGCTTCAACTTCAAGATACTTAGTATTCGAACAAAACACTTCTCAAACAAGAAGTAGATTCTTAAATACTGTGAATCCTTATTTAGAAGGAATACAACAAAGACAAGGACTTTATGCATTTAGAGTGGTGATGGATGAATCAAACAACACACCTGATGTAATCGACAGAAACATATTGGCTGGGGCAATTTACCTACAACCAACAAAAACTGCTGAATTCATCGTGTTAGATTTCAATATATTACCGACTGGAGCATCGTTCTCAGCTTAAATTAATTAAAAATAAAAAAGAACTATATTTATAGTAGAATATAATTAGGAGAAAACAAAATGGCAGAAGTATTAGAATTTAACGATATGTTTTATACCAACTTCGAACCGAAGATGAAGAATAGATTCATCATGGTAATCGATGGTATCCCTTCATATCTTATAAAAACAGCAAACAGACCTTCAATTCAATTTGAAACTGTTACCCTTGACCACATTAACGTTAAAAGAAAACTTAAAGGAAAAGGTGAATGGCAAGATGTAGAGATTACTCTATATGACCCAATCGTTCCAAGTGGTGCACAGGCAGTAATGGAATGGGTTAGATTATCACATGAATCAGTTACAGGTAGAGATGGTTACAGTGATTTTTATAAGAAAACTATTCATATTCACACATTAGGACCAGTAGGTGATGTTGTTGAAGAATGGATTTTAAAAGGTGCTTATTGTCAAAATGCTAATTTTGGTGATATGGATTGGACATCAGACACACCAGCAAACATTTCAATGACTATTGTAATGGATTACGCTATACTAAATTACTAAAAGTTAATTTATATAAAAGAAAAGCGCCTATTTTGGCGCTTTTTTGTTTCTTTATATATGTATATCTGAACTAGTTTTAATAAATAAATAACGTTATGGAAGAAAAAACAAACCAATTTCCTTCAGAGGAAGTTACCCTACCTTCAAAAGGTTTATTATACCCAAAAGATTCCCCATTAAGTAAAGGAGTTCTTGAAATGAAATATATGACTGCTCGTGAAGAAGACATATTAACTAACCAAAATCTAATAGAAAATGGCACAGTAATTGATAAATTATTACAATCACTTATTGTAACACCAATAGATTATAATGATCTATTATTAGGAGATAAAAATGCTGTGTTAATTGCAGCACGTATTTTAGGATATGGTAAAGATTACACATTTAATTTTAATGGAGAAGAAAAAACAATAGATCTTACAGAAGTAAAAGATTTAAATTTAGATGAATCATTAATTAAAGAAGGTAAAAATGAATTTGAATTTCAATTACCAACATCAAAAGTATTAGTTACATTTAAGCTTTTAACTCATGGTGATGAACAAAAAATTGATAAAGAAATAAAAGGTCTTAAAAGACTTAATAAAAATATTTCTTATGATTTATCTACTAGAATGAAATACATAATTACATCTGTTGATAGAGACACAGATACAAAAGTAATTCGTGAATTTGTAGATAACCAATTATTAGCAAGAGATTCTAGAGAATTAAGAAATTACATTAGTAAAATTCAACCAAATGTTGATTTAACTTTTGAATATGAGAGTAGAAACGGGGATCTCAAAACATCATCAATACCTGTTGGCCTTAACTTTTTTTGGCCTGACGCCCAACTATAGGAATATCCTATTTTCCCAAGTGCATGACTTAGTGTTCCATGGCGGCGGTGGATTTAAACACTCTGAAGTATACAACATGCCTACTTGGATGAGGCTTTTTCATATTCAAAAAATAAGTGAATTTAACAAAAAACAAAATGAAGAAGCAGAAAAAGCCTATAAGAAGCCAACCACTTCTAAAAAAACATTGGGTCCCAATGTAAACCCATCCTCAACTTACAATTTTTAATCAAAGACATCATACGATGTCTTTGTTTTTTTCATATTTATACTCGAATAACTTAACCAAAACATGGAAGAAAACAAATATTCAAAAGAAGATTTAGACAATCAGAAAAAAGTTGAACAATCTGAAATGTCTATTAAGGCAATCTTACAAGACCAATTAAGAGCTCTTAAAGAAATGGTGGGTACAAAAACTGAATCTGTTGATCTTTCTAAAGAAGTTCTTAGTCTCCATAGAGAAACAAATCAATTTATAGGTGAAAATTTTGATAAAACTAAAGAAATTGTAAGAGGAAAAGATGCTATAAATGCAAGTATTAAAAAAACTACATCATTAGAAAAAGAAGTAAGAGCCGAAGTAGAACGTTTAAATGTTTTAGCCATGGAAGGTGATGAATTAGCTAAAGCAGAAGCAGAAAATTTAGCTCAAAAATTAGGAACTTTAAAAGGAATACAAGCTGGATTAGACAATGAGTCAAAAACTAGAGATAAAATTAATAAAAAAATGGGAATATTTGATAATATTCTTAAAGGTATTAAAGACATACCCTTTATTGGTGAATTAGGATTAGGAGAGGATTTATTAGAAAACATGCAATTAGCTGCTCAAAATGGAAAATCTACTATAGGAGCAGCTTTTTCCACAATTGGATCCGCAGCTAGAGAAGCTATAGGACCAGCATTTTTTACGGGTGTTATCGTGGCCGCTTTTCAAGCTAGTAATTCAGTTAGAGATATAGGAAGAAATTTAGCACTTAGTAGTAAAGAAGCTAAAAATTTTAGAAATGAATTAGCATTAACATCAGCTGGTTCTGAGGATATATTAGTTACTACACAAGGATTAATAGAAGCTAATCAAACTTTAAATGAAGTTAGAGGAACGGGAGTTAAATTTACTAAAGAACAACTTTTAGATACAAACAGATTACTTAAAGCAGAAGTACTAACAGTAGCAGCAGCAGGAGAATTATCTAAAATAGCTAACGTAACAGGTCAAGGTATAAGAGAAGCTTACTTAAACCAAATAGATGGAGTATTAGCAGCAGAACAAGAATCTGGAGTAAGATTAGACATTAAAGGAACATTAGAAGCTACAAATAAAATATCTGGTCAAATTAGAGCACAATTAGGAGCTAATCCTGCATTGATAGCTGAATCAGTAGCTCAAGCTAAAGCTCTAGGAATGGAATTAGAGGAGGTAGCATCAGCGGGAAAAGCACTATTAGATTTTGAATCATCCATAAGTAATGAATTAGAAGCAGAATTATTAATAGGTAAACAACTTAATTTAGAAAGAGCAAGAGCAGCAGCATTGACAGGTGATTTTGAAACTTTAACTAGAGAAATAAATGCAAATGTAGGTGATTTTTATGAATTTAGTAAATTAAATGTTTTACAACAAGATGCTTTAGCTAAATCTGTAGGAATGAGTACAGATCAGTTATCTGAACAATTACTTAAAAAAGCAGATTTAAATAAATTAGCACAAGAAGCAAGAGCAGATGGTAGAGACGATATAGCTGCTAATTTAGAACAATTATCTGCACAAGATAATTTTAATGCTAGTGTAACAAAACTTAAAGGAGTATTTACAGATATAGCTTCTATCCTTACCCCTATAATTGATGGAGTTGCATCTTTAGCTGCATTTTTATCTGAATCAACTTTAGCAGCTGCAGCTTTAGGAGGAATAATGGCAGTATTAGCTGTAAATTCTATAGTTGGTGCTATAGGTTCTATATATAGAACTTTTGCAGGAATACCTTATGGTCTTGGATTATTACTAGCTAGTGGAGTTACTGGGGCTTTATTAGCTACTGTACAAAAAGCTAAAAGTGTACAATTAGCAGAAGGAGGTATAGTAGAACCATCACCTGGTGGTACTTTAGCAACCATAGGAGAAGGTGGAGAAGCAGAAATGGTTGTTCCTTTAAGTAAAGCTAGTGAAATGGGATTTGGAGGAATAAATAAAGAGACTATGATAGAAGCTCTATTAGAAGCTGAAAAAAGAAAATTCAGAGTACCATTTACAAATCAAATATTAATAAGAGAAAAAGATTCAAATTATGCTGATGCAAACCCTATAAATAATCAGGGAAATAGTTATGAAGTAAAATATGAAACAAGTTTCAGCTAATTTATATGTATAATAAATAATAAAATAAAAAATTATGAGTTTAAAAAATAAAGCATCATTATATGATAGACATCAAAGAGGCACATTAGGACGTACAGTAGAAAGACCTGATGGTGAAGGACCAAATCCAGCTAATGGAAATTTC